TCTGCTCTTGATGTTGCACTATCTGTAAACTCAGATGATGTAATGGTATTAGTTCTACTAACTTTAAATGAACGATCTACTTCTTCTTGCAATTCTTGTATTGCTGCTAAATTTTTATCAAATGCTCCTTCTACACTATTTGCTGTAAAGGGATCATTTTCAACTAAATCTAATGTTTGTGTTTTTGTGGTAACTCGTCTAAGTACAACTGTTTCTGTAGCTGTAGGAATATTACCAGATGTAAAGACTACATTACCTCCTGTTGCAGTACCTGCTCCTGTTACTGTATAATGAGTAGTTAATGTCTTAACAGTTTCTACACCTGTAGATGCACGAATAATAACTTGCATATCGGCATCAGCAGATATTTTAAATGTATAGGCAAAGGTATCTTGAGAACCATCACCCGAATAACTATTTTTTATCGTTGTTGTAGATATTGTCATATGAAATACTGTATCATGTTTTTATTGTTTTTAAAAGACTTAATCATTTGTAGTTTTTTTCATAATTCTTGCAACAGCTGCATTTACTTTTTTACTTAATCGTATCATTGAACGATAACTATCTTCTACACTATCATATGCATTTTGTGGACTAATTCCTTTTTTGGTTGCATCTACTTCAGTTAAAGTGTGTAATCCCCTTATTTTTTTTGCGTGTAATGACATTACATCTCCATAGTCTTGCAAAAATTGTAATTTAATAGCTCTTGTTCCTTCTTTTTTTCCATATTTTTCAACTAAATATCTATTGGCTTCTGCAAATTTTCCTTCTCGTCTTAAATATCTAACAGTATCTAATTGTTTTTTTACCATAGAATAGTTTTTCCAAAAAGTTTTTATAGACTGTGAATTATTACCTCTTGCTACAAAACCTCTTATTACTGGTAATTTTTCTAAATTATCAACAAAATTATTAGACCAAGGATCTTGAATTTGCTCACCAATACCCATTTCATTTAATATCATATCAATACCAGATGTTGCTACCGAACCTAAACTTGCAAAATAATCATTAATAATATTTTGTAGATGTAATGGATTTGTAAAACTTTCTAAATCATCACCTATTAATGGTAAATCTCTTATTCCTTTTCCTATTAGTTTTGCTGTTTCACTTGCATATTGACTATGCACAGCATCTGGAAAAATTCTTTCTTCTTTTGCTCCTACTACTGGTGCTCCTCTGTGAATATCGTAATTCATTAAATTTTCTACGATTGGTAACAATCCTGTAGAAATTAATTTACTAGGAATTGTTTTTGCATAACTTTTTGCTCCTTCTTTTAATTCTTTTCCCATTTTATTAATTGCATCTTTATATCCATTTCTATACCAAAAGTCTAATGCTTGTACTGGAATTGTAGCTGCTATATATCCTAACTCCCACAATATAGGATATTTATAAGGTTGACCATTTATAAAAATTACTATGTTTTGTTCTTTAGTTTTTTTATCATAATCAATATATTCTGGATCATCTTTTTGTGCAAACCATGCAAGTATAGCAGGAGCAGTTTGTGTAATTATTAATGCTTTTGCCATTTTTTTTGCTGTTCTAGGATTCATTGCACCTTTAACTATTTGTTTTACACCTTTAAAAAATGCACCTAAAAAAGTTACATGTTGATTTATAGATGCCATTTTTAATCCTAAATCTTGAAAATCTAATCCTACTTCTCTTGATCCAAACCCTGATTTTTCTATTCGTTCTCTATAAGGCATATCAGGAAATTCTTTTTTTAGTCTTTTCATTGATAATTGAAAATCACGATAACGAGCAGGGTTTTCTGATAATTCCGACAAATCTCTTAAATGTTCTATAACATTTACTTTATCTCTTTGATTATACAATGTTCTATTTTCTATTTGTTTTTGTACTTCTGCTTGTCTTATATAATTTCTATCTATACTTATTAACGAAGATTGCAAAACACCACTTTTGGTCCAATCTTTAAATGCTTGTGTTTGATATTTTTTACCAACATAATAACTTGCTGCTCCTATTACATCATCATAAATCATCCAATAATTGTTTTTAGAAAATATTTGTGCTGACATACCACCTCGTATTAAATTTTTTAACATAAAAGAAGGTGATAAAGTTGCACCTGCTCTTAACCAACTAGCAGGTACTTTCATTATTTTTCTATACATATCTCCCATAAAAGGATTTAAATCGTTTATAGCTATTGCTAACTTTTTATCTACATTTCTTACAATTCTTTTTCCAGAATTAATGTCATAATACTCTACTTGAGTTTCTGTTAGTTTTTCTTGAGGTTTTCTAAATATTTCAAAATCTTTTAATTCTGGAGGAATAACACCTTGTTTTTCTAAAGCTGTTTTAGTTTCTTTAGCTGTTACAGTTATTGGTTTTGCTTTTGGTTTGTCAAATTGTTCAAATTTTAATGGTGGTAATTTTTGTTTTTCTTCATATAATTTGCTAAATTTTTCTTTTAAATTATCTATCTCTTTTTTTATTTTTTGTTGTGCTTCTAATTGGTTATCTTTTATTTTTAATTCGTCATACAATGTTTTTTCTTTTTTATACAAATCACTTATAGTTTGATCTATTTTTTCATGTCTACTTCCGTTATATTCTATAGCTTTTGCTTCATCTATACCTTTAAAAAAATCATTTATTGCTCTATTTTTTTCTGCCATTTGGATAAACATATATGTGTTTTTATATGTTGTTTCTATAGGATCTAAAATAGCATTTTTATCTCCTTTATAATCACGCAACGGATCTCGCACACTATTTCTAAATGAATCTTTGTCTTTTACAACATCTTTTTTCATTTCTGTTGTAAAATGTCTATGAAATTCAGTATGATTTAAAACTCTTTGTACTATTGCATTATATTTTTCTGTTGAAACTAATCCACTATCTCTTAAATATTTTAATGTTCCTAGTTTATACTCATTGTAGAATTTATATGTTTTGTCATATTTTTTATTATATTTTTTATAAATTGTTTTCATATCTTGAAGATTAAAACCTTTTGTAGATTGTCCTTTTGCTTCAAGTTCTAATACCCTTGCTGCTATTGCATAATCTCCAAAATCTACATATGTTTTTTCATTTTTAAAAACTCCTCCACTTTTTAATATTTGAAACAACCCTTGCTCTTTTCCTCCTATTGGAACAACTTTTTGAGTTTTAAAATCTAACACTCCCATTTTAACAAAATGTTCACCCCTTCCTACCATACCTCGTTGTAATCTAAATAACTCATATGTTTTTTGAAAATCTTTTACTCCTATTTTTTCAGCTTCTTTTACTATTTTTTCTATTGGAGCCATTGAACTATCCCAATTTTGTTCTAAATCACTTAAAAACTCTTTAGTTTTATCTATGTTTCGTCTAACAAAACCTCTTTTAGTTACCTTACTTAAATTTTCTTGAGCTTTTGAAACAACGGAATCTTTTATATCTACAGACTTTAATTCTTGTTCTATTTTTAAATCTAAACTTACTTGGTCTATATCTCTAATTTCTTTTTGTATTTGTTCAGCTCGTTTTATTTTTTCTTGTCTTGTTTGTGTATTTTTTTCTGCTTGTAATGATTTTTTTATTTCCAATAATTCTTTATTTAAAATATCTGCTTGATCTTTGTGTTTTGCCCTATCTTCTGAAAATGTTTTTCTATTTTTAGCTATAATTTCATATTTTTTTATAGGATCTTCTAATATTTCTTTTCTTTGTCGTGCTGCAGATTTTTCCTCACTCATAACTTTATTTTTAAACATAACTGTACTTTTTTGCAATCCACCTAATGCTAGGAATACAACTGCTTCTTTTCCTATTTGTTCTAATGATGGTATTTCTTGATCTAATGCTGCTCCTGCCGTTATCCAAGTGCCTACTTTTGCTAAATATTCAGTTAAAAAATTTTTGGGAATTTTTAATTTTTTTATTATTTCAATAGGAATATCTAAATTAGGTAATCCTTTAGGTAATATTTTTCCACCTACTGTTAAAATTTGAGCAGCTTCTCTTAATCCATCATATTCTGCTTTACCACCTTCTATCAAACCTAATACTTCTGGATTGTTTCTTATTGCTGCAGGTAAGGCTTCTTTTACTGTTAAATCCCAAAATTGTGATGGCTTATCTATATTTCCGTTTTTTAATTGAGAATTTATTATACTTCTTAATGTTCCAGGAGTTTTTAACCCTAATCCAAACCCTGATGCTATTCCTATTGGTCCTGCTGGTGCTCCTGCAATTACACCTGCTGTTGTTGTCATAGCATAAACAGGTAAATCTGCTAAAATTGTACCAAATCCTTCTATACCTTTTTCTAACCAACCTACTCCTTGTTCTTGCAATGCTTTATCATAATCTACTCCAAAATTTGTTCCATATTTTTTATCTATTAATCGTGATGTTTCATTGTATATAGCAGGACCAAAAGCTCTTTCCGTACTTAATTGAAACGAAGGTCCTATTGCACTTTCTTTAAATTCTTTTGTGTTTTTTTTTATATCTTCCCATATACTATCCCAATATCCATTTACTGCTTTTTGAACTTCTGGATTTTGTTTAATAGTATCTGGATGATGTTTGTTGTTTAAAATTTTATATATTTCTTTTTGTGATGCACCTACATCTCTTAACTCTTGTGCTTTTTTTTCTCTATATTTTTGCAAATACTCTGGCGAAGCACCCATTTCTTGCATATCTATTATTTTTTGATGTATATTATTTGTAGTATTTTTTTTTTCTATTTTATCAAAATCATCTAAATTAGCATATATATTAACATCTGGTGTTATATATATTTCTTCTTCACTTTTGTAAATTTTTTTTTCTTCCATTACAAATTTATTCTGATTTTTTAAATTCTAATTGTTCTTCTCTTAATCGTTTTGCTTCTTTATAATCTGGATGTTCAATGGCATCTTCAAAATCAAAATCTTTTGGTAAACCAGGATATTTTTTTTTTAAACTTTCTACTGTTGGCGTTGTTACATCTACTATTTCATTAATTCCAAATTCTCCCATTTCATCTGACTGTTGGTTTTCAGAAGGAAAATATGCTTCAGCATTAGGAACAAGAAATTTTTCCTTGTTTGTAATATCAAATGCTTGATTCCAATCAGTATTTCCTTTTTGTATTGCTAAATTATATTCTTTATAAAATATATTAGAAAATGTTGTCCACCTTTGTGTAGCTTTTACACCTATATAACTACTATTCATAGTTCCATAAACTTGTTTTTTTAAAGCTGTCATAATTTGATCTTTTCTTTGATTTAAATTATCAAATTCTTGCCCACTATGTAACTTTATATCACCTATAGCTTGTTTTAAAAATGCTGGATCTATTTGTCCAACAGCTACTCTTTCGGAAATGCTCATGGGTTTTGTTTCATCTCCTACTAAATATTGTTGTTCTGTACTTCTTAATTTAAATGAACTATAAGAGGGCAATGTTATAAGTTCATTAGTTGCTCTTTTTATTAAATCACTACCTGGTGGTGTTATCTGTCTTTCTACAACTCGTTTAGTTGCAGTATCATTTAATGTCTGAACTAACTTAATTGCAGATGTATTGTTTTTAATTATTTTATTTGTTATGTTTTGTATTTCTTCTGATGACACTTCATCTGTACTTAATATTAAATCTGCTGCTTCCTCAATTAATGGTATATTATTTCTTTTTATTTCATTATCTTGTCTTTTTAATGCATTGTCTTGTTCTTTTTTAATTTCCTTTATTAATGGTTTTTTGTATTTTTCTATATTTTTTCCATACAAACTTTTAAAATTATCATCTTCAAGTTGTGTTAAAATATTTTTATAATTTGGCTCATTTGTATTTAAAATTTTGTTATAACCTTTATTTTTTTCTTTTAATATTTTTTTAGTTATTAAATATTCTAATGCTGTTTCTTCTGTATTTTTATTTACATCTGCATTATATCTTAATGCATTTTTTCTTGAAGTATTTAATGTTGGTTTTATTGTATTTTCAAAAAGAGTCCATATTATAGGAGAAGGTCTTGCCGACATTATTGTATTTATTGCATTTTCATAATTTGAATTATGTAATGCTATTGTTTTAGTTCCTAAATATTTATTTCTTTTTTCAAACATAAATTTTTCATATTGTTTCATCCCTCCAAATATTAATTGTCTTCCACCTAATTTAAATCCTTGTTGATTTTTGTTAAAAAATTTCTTAACATCCTCTGTTAATTCTATTTCATATTGTTTCATTTTTGTTTCAATTTCTTCTGGATAAAATTCAAAATTTTTATCGTTTGTTAAATCTAATATATCTTTTTGCACTTTTCTTTCTACAAATATTCCTGCTGCAATTTGCTCGTTTTCTTGTATTATTTTTTGTTTTTCGTTTTCTGCATCTAACATGGTTTGTCCTAAATTATTTATAGCATTTCCAAATGTTTCTAAAGGTAATCTACTTCTTTCAGCTATTTGCAAAAAATTAGTAGATGGTAATTTAGGTTGTGCTTGTTTACCTCTTGGTATTGTTATTGCCATAATATTTTCCTAATTAAATAAAGATTTAGACCAATCTGTTTTATATGCTGTTGTTGCTACACCTATAGCTCCTTGTGCAATACTTGCTTTTCGGTTAAATGATTCTTCTGCTAAAGCTCCTGCTTCTTGCATATTTATTTTTTGTAAGTTTGTAGTATATCCTTTTTCTAACCAAAATAAATTTTCATTTAAATCTTCCATAGCTTCATCATGTATTAATAAAGATGAACCTGTACCTATTGCACCACCACCTGCACCTGCTGCAGCTCTTTGATAACTTAGTAAATCTGCTGCATCTTGATTAGCTGCTATTAATTCTTGTTTTTTTTGTAAATCTAATTGGTAACGATCCCAAGCTGCAGATGCTTTAAGTTGTCTGCTTTGTTGTTGACTGCCCATATATGATACTGCTGTACTTGCAACTTGTGTTGCTATTAATGCTGCTGCTAATTCCCATGCCATTTTAATCTACCACCATTAAAGTTCCTGTTATTCCTAATACTGTCATAGGCAAAGGTTGTGTTTGTTGTACCACAATTTGCCCATCTCTATCCCATCCTAAATTAGTTACTCGTTTATCTCCAGTAAATTCTGTAATACTTTCACCCATTGCATTTGCACTTGTTCTAAAAGGTATTTGATCTCCGTTAATAGTTGCTCCTACAGTTTTAAGTAATCGTACTATAATTTCATTATATCTTTTTTTTCTGCCTTGTGAAGTACCTGCTTGACTTCCTCCTTCTGGTCGCATTGTTTTTAATGTAGAAACATATCCAAGACCTACCTCTATTGTTTTATCTGAAAATGTGCTTGGTAAACTTACTGTTACTGCTCCATTGGTTACAATTTGTGCAGGATATACTGCATCATCAATTAATATCTGTACTTTCTGTCCTTCTAAATGATCTAATGCTGTAACCTTAGTAGATGCACCTGTTACTGTTCCAGATAATCCAGAATCCATATTTAAAGTTGGATCTTTGTATTCTACATATTTTACAGTAGATCCATCTACAATTCGTTCTACAATCATGTATACTTGATTTTCTGTTGTTTCTGCTATACTTGCAACACTAGTTACTTTAGCATGAGCTTCACTTGTAACTGCAAGTCTTGTACTATCGGTGGTTGTTATCGTCAAAAACCCTGTAGATTGTGGATCAGTTTCTGTAATTGTAACTACATTAGATGCAGGATTAGCTACTGTAAAATCTGCATGAGCATTGATTGCAGTAAATATATTATCAGCAGTTGTGTTATTATTTGTATTTGGTCTAAATCCTAATGTTTCTGATGGCGAGGAACTTCCTGCTGTTTCTGATGTAAAAGTTACACTTGTTCCATCTGATTTTGTCAAGACCAAACGACTTCCTACAGTTATATTATCATAGTCAGTAACAGTTACAGTACACGCAGTATTCCTACCCCCTATTACTGATCTATGCCAAGCAACAACTTCTTCTTCTCTTTGATAAGTCATACCTAATAATTGACCATCTGTTCTTACAGCATAATAAATAGAACTCGGTTCTTGTGCATATTCTACATCTACAATACCACCTTCTGTTAAATGTTCTGACAATATAGTCATGTCTGGTGCTGCATAAGCATCATTTTCAAAACGATAAGAAAACTCTCTTATCTTTCTTTGTTGTCTTTGCACAAATAAAATTGTACTTCCTATCTGTTGTGGTGGTGTTGTATGACTTCCATAGCTCGTTTGTTGTTTAATGTTTACATTATCTGGTTTTAATGGCTCACCTGTTGGTCTACCTACTTGAAACTCACCACCTGCTGTACCAATAATTAAATCTCGTGCAGGTGCTAGGTATCGTATAACATTTACCTTATTAGCTGCTATAGTGTAAATAAATGAATTAGCTGCACTAGAATCTCCTACATCAAAATTATTGTATAATCCAGATTGTGATGCCCATATTGTTTGTGGAAAATCTGTACTACCTCCATAAATTAATCGTTGCTCAAAAAAACTTACAGCTCTAGGAAATCCAGTAGTATCTGAATATGCACCCAATGACCATGTTGTACTGCCATTTCCTGTTAAAGCAACTAATACTTCTACTGTTACAACAGTTGCACTTGTAAAAGCTGTTATCTTTCCATGACCATCTCCTACTTTAAATAATCTTCCTACATCTGTACTTGCAAATAAACTTGCACTTGCTGTTAAAGTTCTTCCAGTTCCTACTGTTGTTGCACTTGATGTTAATGTAGTAGAAGTTGAATTTGCATCTAAGTATGGTCCTTTTTCAAAGGTTACTTCAGCTAATGTCCAAGATGTATGCCCTGTTCTTGACAATGTAGAAGGTTCATGTAAGGGATGCGTAATATACATAACATCTGCTGATTGTGCAACTTGTAAATCAAATACTTGTGCAGAGGTATAATTAGTAGATATTTCATAAACTTTAGATGCTGTTCCACCACTACTATAGGTTGTATAATCAGTAGAGTTTACTCCAGATAATTCAAATGTATTAGTAGTTTTATTAGCTACAGTAAATCTTCTACCATTTACCTCTGTCATTCCCACAACACTTGCAATCCAGACATGATCGCCATCCGAATATCCATGAGAACTACTGGTTACTACAGCAGGATTTGCTTTGGTTATTGCTGTTATATCTTTAGCTGTTTCTGTTATTTGACCATTATCTTTGTAAAATCGTATATATTGATTACCAAACTCCATAATATACGATTGCTCTACATTAAATTCAAAAGGTATTAATCGTGTTATATTTGCAGAGTTTTTTACCTCTGCTACAAATCGTGTACCTGGTCTACGAGTTGCACCTCCTTGTGGAAATACTTGTAAATTTTCTAATGTTTCTACCCCATTAGAGTATTTTTTAAAATCTACTTGACCTGCTAATTTAGGACTTAATTCTCCTGCTGTAAAATTAGTTTGAAAAGGATGAACTCTAGCCATTATGAAAACTTACGGAAATCTGTGAAAGTATCGGATATAATATCATCTGTAAACCCTTCAGTAGAGTCAATACTTCTTGCTTCTGTAAGTTTAAGTTTATAAAGTCTTTCCATTTGGGTTTGTAATGAAGTGCTGTTTGTAACAGGATAAGCTAACTCTGCTGCTAGTTTTGCAGTTAGAGTATCAACAAATATAGCATCAAATAAAGTTGTATCTGTTATTTTAGCAATATATAAAATATTTGCTGTGCCTTCATCTGTTAATAAAACTCTACCTTCACCTGCTAAATTTTCTATTTTAAATTTAAAATCATCAAACTCCATTTTAAGAACTCGTAAACAAAATGGATCAGTTGGTAAAATAAATTGATGTGCAAATTCAAATGCAGGAGTTGTTGCTGATTTAGCAAGAGATGCTCGTGTTATAGAAAAATTAAACGCATGAGATCGTAATAAACTATCTCTTGCAGGTTCATATAATGCGTTGCAAAGTCTAGCTCTTTCCGTATCATCCGACAATGATGTTATTGGACTATCACCTAATCTTCTTAATGCATTTGAACAAATTGAAACTTCAGTTGCCATAATGCCCTTAATATAGCAAAAAGGGTGCTATCTTTCAAGCACCCATTTAGCTTTAGTCTACTACATATGTTACCACTACAGAAATATCACCTGCAGCTTGTGTTGCTGCAACTGTTTCTATAGTTAATGCTATTCTCAATGGAACTTTAGGATCTGAACTTAATCCTGCATCTTCCCATATAAAATTAGCAATAGTATTTATGTTTCTTGCTTCAAATGCACACTCAACACCTGCTGTATTTGCAGCTTGTAAAGTTGTAATTGCACTTGCATAAGCATCTCTATCAATAACTGCTTCTGCAGCATAAGCTGTTGCAGAACCATCTGTATCTGTAAACTTAGTACCACCTGCATAAATACCAACATCTGTTGCTATTGCAGGAGATCCATTAGAATCAAGATCATCATTGTAGAGCATAATACTCGTTACTTTTGCATTAGAAGGTAATTCTGCCATAACGACAATATCATTGTCATCCAAATCACCAGTAGCACAAGCAACTGTATCAGCAAAGACTCTCATCTTTCCTTTTACATTTCCTGCTTCTAATGCAACAAATGGTGTAGCATCAAGAGCAGTTATTTCTATACTTTTTTTAGTACCCATGATTTACCTCCTATGACTCTGAACAAGCAATTTCTACCATTTTTTCATCTTCAATGCGTGTTGCACCGATAGACATAGATAAAAATACTTGTGTAGCATAGTTCTTATCTGCTCTTTCAGATATCTTTGTTTGGACATCTGCTCCTACAGCAAGACCTATAGCTGATTGACAAAAACCAAGCACTTGACGATTACTATCGCTGTCAAGCCCTAGTCGTTCTGTTCTAATGAAGTTAAACCCTAAAAATGTATCAACATCACCTTGAACCAATGCTTTTACAGAGTTAAAGTCAGCACTTGTTACAGATGTAATTCCTAACAAGTCTGCCAACTGCCCTGCTGTAACCAACATATATCTTGGCTCATCTGGATCTGTGTCATTTTTATCTAAAACTTCTTTAGCACTTAGTAGTTTTGCTAATGTTAATCCTGCACTACCATGAGCAACTTTTTGTGCTGATGGTAAAGCAACTGTAGTTCCACCAGAAACACCACCTAAAGCATTTCCAGTAGCTGCAGCAATGATTGCATCATCCATTGCTCTACCCATTGCCCACGCACCTGCCATAGCATATTCAGATTGTGGTGAAATTAACATTCTTACTTTATCTTCCTGGTCAATTAAATCTGCCCAGTCATAATCTTCAAGACTTACTTTTCTTCTAGAATGGGGTGTGTCCATTCGTGGTGTATCAGAATGTCTTGAAGTTCTTTTTTCGGCTGCTGAAGATCCAATTCTTTCAAAAAAATGCGACTTTCCTGTAACTGTTTCAGTTCTAACTGCATCTCTTAGTCTTGAACCCTTTTGTTGAGCCAAATGAAAAACATTACTTTTGTACTGTTCTACAAAAGCTGTTGTAATTTGAACACTCATCAAATTCTCCTTATTAAATTAATATTATTGTTTAATGCAGTTTTTATCCAAAAATGGGAAACCTCATTTAAAGTCTGCTAGACTAATCTATTACTTATCCTTTGCAGGGGTTTTAGATTACAATAACCTTAACATAGAAAATTTTATTTGCCAAATACTTTTTCATGTAATTGTCGCATATGTTCAACAGCTTGTAAATGCTCTCTATGTTTACCATCATGGTAAGGGTGTTCTGCGTTATCCATAATGTCTGTAATTTCTTGTTGAGCATCTAAAGGTGATGTCGCTAAATTATTGTTTTGCGTATTTTGTGCCATATCTTCGGTTACTTCTTTACCCAATCTTGCAAACATTTTAACAACAGCAGGTATATTTCCTGCTTCTCCATTCATAAGTTCTGTTATTTCTGGATCACCATATACTTGCAAAGCTCGTCTTGCATTACGAACTTGTATATCATACTCATGACCCCATTCTTTTTTTAACAGTTCTTCTGTATTTTGTTTTTGTACTGCAATATCTGTTTGGTATCGTTGTGCTTGTGCATCAATATTTTTTACTTGAAAATCAATGAGTTGTTTTACCTGCTCATTATTCAATCCAATGTTATGTGCAACATTTTTAAACTGATTTATTTGATCTTCTCCAATATATTCTACATGGGTTTCTGGAACAGCAACTTCATATTTGTCTGCTGACTCTGGTCTGCCTAATTTATTATAGACCTCCATTTGTTCTTCTGGAGTTTTGGGTATCGGAATACGATTTCCCATTTGTTTTTGTTGATGTACTACTGTTTTTGCTAATGATTCTACATCTTTAAAATTTTTTAATGTAGGATCGTTTTTTAAATCTTCTGATAGTGTTGATTTCCAATCTTGATTATCACTTTCAGAAGGTCCTAATACAGTTTCTTGTGCCACAGGTTGTGGTGTAGTTTCTGGTGTAGGATTAGCTTCCGTTGTGGTCTGTTCTTCCATCTTCTTTATGCTCCTTTATTAAGTTGTTAATACGAAGTATAACACTTCGCTGTCCTTCCTTATAAGCTGTTTCGTAAGGATCTTTGTTATAAGAAATTCTATGGTAATACGCAGATTCAAGATCTGCTAATACTTCTTGCCCTTCATTAGATGCAAAAGTAATTCTATAAAAATTTTGTAAATCTTTTAATTCCATTTTATTTTTTTCTTTGACTTGCTATTAATCGTGTTAGCATACTTGTAAATGCCATTCTTCTTAAATTTTTATTAATTTTTCTTTTTTGTTTTGCTGTTTCGGTGTTTGGCAATTTATTTTTTACATTAAAATCATATTCTTCATCTGAAACTTCTACTAATGATGTTGAAGGTAAACCCTTATTTTGTGGCATATTACCCATTATTCAATAAATCCTTCTTCTCTTGCCCTATCTTCTGCTTTTTCAAAACCTTCTTGTGTTTCTGGATTGCCCATTTCTTTCATTGCTTTACTTTGTGTTAGTGCCATTTCTGCTTGTTGTTGTTGTATCATCATTTGTTGTTGTGCTTGTTGTTGCATCATTCTTTGTTGTCTTATTTCTCCAACTTCATCAACCCCTCGCATAATTGTTTTTGGTACTCCTAATAATTTACTTCTCATTCTAACTGCTTCATCATGATTTATATTATCCATAATTGTAGGATCTATCTGTCCGACTTGCATAGCCAGTTGATACAATCTATCTATAGCAACCGATTCTTCCATTCTTTGTGATCGTGCTAATGGTCCTACATATTCTACATCTACTTTTCTACCTTCAATAATTTCTGGTGCAGGTAAAAATGCATTGTTTCTTAACATAATACCAAACACTCTTTCAATTAATGGATTTAAAAATTCACTTTGAAATCTACCTAATGTTGGTCCAAGCAATCTTTGCATTAATTCATATCGGACTTGCACTTCTGTTGCTGTCATTTGTGGACCTTGTTGTAATTGTAACTGATCTGAATAATATGCTTGTCGTATTGCAGTTCTTAATTGGTTTTCTTTCATATCTGTTATTTGCCAGTTTGTGCCTATTTGTAAAGGTTTTACAGATCCATCACTTCTAACAACAGTTAAACCACCTGGAGTTACTCTAACTCTACCTATTACTCCATCATCTGTTACAAGTAATGGTGGGTCAATTGCTTTTGCCCATGCCTTTAATCCTATTTCTACTGCTTTGTTTAATGTTTTAATATCTGGCAATGCATTGTAACTTGGACTTCTTCCAAATACTTCTCCTGTTGCTTTTGACCATCTTGGCACTAAATATGGAAACTCATTATAACCACCTGTTCTTACAACCATTTGGTCATCTTCACAAACATGACAAGAATGAAAAGGTAACTTTGTTCCTTTTTCTCCTGTACCTCTTTCATAATCTTCTGTGGGTTCTACTGCATGAATAAAGAAAAATTCTTTATCTGGTTTTTTTTCAACAGCTTCTAATACCTTCTCTCCAAGATTATCTTCTCCGAACTCTTGGATTGCTTGTCGTGCTGTTAATTTATACCTTCTATATAAAGTGTCTACTTTACCATTAATGCTTTCTCTAATATAAAACTCTGAAATATGCAAGGTATTAAAATGTATAGCATCTATATCAAACCCTTTTTTACCTTCTTCTACAAATATTGCTCCAGTACCTATAGAACATAGGTCAAGATATAACTCATGAACTTCTGTGTTAAAATTGGTTTCGTTAAACAAATCATACATTTTTTGTGCAGAATCTTCTAACCATAACTGCACATCTCTATCTCTGTTAAGTGAATCTTCTCTTAATTTTAAATGAAACCATTGTAAGGATGGTGAGGTAAGTGTGCCATGTAAACTTGCAGCCAATAAATTATTAGCTGTAATTGCTGTAGAATCAAATAATACTTCGGTTCGTGCTTCACCTTGAGATCGCACAAATGTTATATCTGCTTTTCTTGGCATTACATAATCTAAAATAGTTTGCCAATGATCTTCCCATGTTTGCCTTTCGCCTTCCATGGTAGACATTCTTTTTTTTATGTAATTATAATTTGCCATTAACCACCAAGTATTGTTTTAGAAGTTGGTGCATCATCTGTTACACCTTGACCACCTGTAAGTAATGTACCCATCCTACCTTGACTTTTTGTTCTTACCATTGCTTGTCTTTCTGCTTCTAGTTTTGCTTCTGACTCGGCAACTTTATCATCTACTACTGGATCAGTAGGGGGTGGCATTTGTGGCATTGCTTTACCTCCCATAATATTCTCCTTTATATATATTTACATTCATCTCTTAATAACCCATATACTATACCATCAAAGTATTGCATACCTTTTTTTATAACTTTTCTAATTGTGCCTTCTTTTACAAACCCTGCTGACTCAATTAATTTTTTACATCTTTCATTTTCTGGTGTTGTC